AATGTTACATATCTATCGTCATCTGAACAGCAGAAGTAATCATCTTCTAAATTATTGCAATAGATAAAAGTATTTCTACCATCAGCAGTAATTAAAAACAATTTATTTTGAGAACAAATAACTTGTTCATTTGTGAAGAACGAAGCCCAGTATTCTTGTCGTGTTTTACCTTCAAACTCGCCAAAATCCATTATGCTTCTGCTCGCCAAGTCCCATTCTGAAATAACTTCACCTAATATAAATTCATCTTTGCCACCTTGCCCAGCATAACCAGAATAAGAAGTATAAAGTTTTTTACCGATAAATTGTTCTGCATTGAATTTGTTGATTTCTATTGTTTTCATTTTGTTGATTTTTTAAGTTAATATTTAAATTTAAGCGATTAGCTGTGAGTTTAATGCACCCTCTACGAGTTTCGCAGTGTGCTGGCTTCTGATTTTTTCAAAAGCTTTTCTGGTTACAGTATAAACCTTGTAACCTTTGTCTGAAAGGTAGCAGAATGATACCCCACGCCCTTTCAATTCAAGGTTCGTGTAAAGGCTTTTATACTGCCCCATGCTTTCAAAAAGTATTTCTACTTTTTCAGTTTCAGTTGTTGCATATTTTGCAACTACATTGTTGTGCTGCTGAATAGCAATGCCATTGAATGCCACTTGCCCACGCCCGCACTCTTTAACTTCTAAAACATTCAGTTCAGCATCATAAGCAACTGTTCTGAACAGGTCGAATGCTACTTGTGTAGTCTGAACCATTACACCTGTGTTAGTAGTTTCTGTTTTTCTAAATCTGTTTATCATTGCAGTTGCCATATCTTTTTTGTTTTAATTGTTATACTTTGTTTTAATTTTCTTATGCAAATATAATACTTTATTGAAATACAAAACAAATAAAATTATACTTTATTTTAATATCTTTGTGTAACTCATTGATAATAAGTGTAATTATTTTTAATTTCATTATAATACAATATTGTATCGCTTACTTTATAATAAAGTATTATATTTGCATCATTAAAATAATCATTATGAAATTACTTTTTAAAGAAGTAGCCAAAAGAAAAAATATAGAATTAGGTAAGGTTGCTGAAAAAATAGGTATTAGTTACCCATCACTTTTTAAAAGAATGAACAATAATCCTAAATTTAGTTCTATACAAGAAATAGCAAATGCTATTGGCTGCGAAATTCATGAACTCATAGAAACATCTGAAGGATATGCGCACTTCTACGATGATAAAACAGGTGAATGGTTAGGAATCAGAAAAAAATAAATTATGAAAATCGCAGAAATAAAAATGCCGAAGTTTCTTTTGGCAGAAGAACCGCAGGATAGAGTATTTAAATATATCTATTCTCCTCACTACTTATCTCTGGTGCTGATTATACCAGAAGATATGGCCATGGTAACGCTTAACAATAGCAACTTGAAGAAACCACGCAAGACCTACCATTATGGAAATGAGGTGTTTGAATTGGTTTTAGTTCAAAACAATGTGGAGGCCACAGGAGGTGCTATGTCTCCCATAATATCCGAAACAGAGTTCTTGGATGAGGCGTGGGAGTGGTATGCTGAATATCTAAGATGGGAAGACAATAATATAGACAATGAGACAAAGTCTAACCTAAATTAGACCTACTTGTTTTTTCTTTGGTCTCCTAAAAAGAAGAACACAAGCACAAGAACGACAATAAAACCTAAAATCCAATCCATATTCAATTCTAATTTTACATCACAAATGTAAATGTTTTATTGAAAAAAAACACGATTTTTTTCCAAATCAAAAATAATATGGAAAAAAACAGCGAGAATTTGCCACATTCTCGCTGTTTTTATTAGCACACTTTATCTACATCGTTCCAGTCATCAGGATCAAGTTTCAGCGACTGAATGTTCTTCAGCTGGAAACTCACTTCTACCCCGAAGAGCCTGCTTATATCCAGTTCCACAGGGCGGACTTCTACGCTATTTTTTACAAACGCTCCGTAGAGGAAATGCTCTGGTCTATTGGCATCAAAGCGCATTCGTGATGCTACTTTTAGAGCCAGTTTTTCCGCCTTGTCTATCGCCTCGTATTGTTTCTCGTAGTCATCTGCTGGAGCGTCCAGAAGAATAGCGAAACTCAGATTTCGCACCGCTGATGAAGTCGCCATCTGCTCCCCTTCAATTCCAAAATTGTAGTTAAAAAGTGCCAGACACGGAAACTGAATTCCTCTGGAGCTTTGCTCTTTATTCCTTAACTCTCTTGAAAAATAACCAATAAAATCCTCCAAGAATTCAGATTTTTCCACGATTTGGTTAAAGTAATTCTTTAACTCTAAATAAGATGTTCCTCTCATTATGCTTTGTTTTTCAGTTTATGAATTTTATTACTTTCCAAAAATGCATTCATGAAATCATACAGCAGAGTCTTCTGGCACTCATGCAAGTTCCCCAGCAGGCGGAGTTCATCTGCTGCCATCATCACTACAATTTGAGAAAATGGAGTGAATTTTTTCTTGACAGCAAATACAGGCTGATCTTCTGAGCGTGGCGTGTCGCTCTTGAAAATGCTCGGATACACCTTAGCAATATACATCCTCACCGACCCGAAGATAAAGCCAATCCGCTCGGCTTCCTTTACATCGATTTTGTCTGTAATTTCGGCAACTTTCGGAAGCAGGTTTTTATCAAATCGTGGTTCTCTGCTTTCGGTCTTCGGGTCCAGCCGATATAATGCCGCCACCAGCTGGCGGAGATACACCTCTTTTTTCTCGGTCTGGTAACGATAGAACAAGGTATCGCAGACAGAAAACTGCTCTATGGTAATATCCCCCATTCTTACAGCAGGTTTTACCAAGCCTTTGATTTCTGGGAAATGATGCAGTTTCGGCTCTTCTGATATGAATTTAAGAGCTGGAGCAAAATTGGAAATCGGTATGTTTTTCAAAACCTTTCTCATCTTGATACGCTCCCAAATACTTCCTTTTTTCATCAAAAGAATCTGCACTATCTGCATATACTGCTCGGTAAAATCTTCCGAATCTGTATGGCTGATGATATGGATAATCTCTCTTTGCTGGTAATCCGTAAGCTCCTCCCAGCAGTCTGGAACGCTGATTTGATTCATTTTTAATATTCTAACAAAATTGCTACAGCCTCATAATGAGGGTAGTTAATGAGGGTAGTTAAAATTTTTCCCACTGGAAATGCATCCAGTCGTAGTTTTTCTCCCTTCCTAGCGAAATAAAGCCGTGTTTGTAAAAAATATCAATCATCGCTTTATATTCTGGTCGGGCAAAACGGGCTGTTCTGGCTGTTTCTTTCAGCTGATTTCTTTCAGGGTCAAGGTCAATGGCAAGTCCCCAGGAATGCACTGAAAACTCACTTCCCCCACGCATTTTTCGGAAATTAAAACAGCCTCCGAAAATATCAATGCCCAATTCTCTGATTTTATCCAGTCCGTAATGTTTCAGAATATCAGAAAATACGGCTTTCAAAGGCTCTGCTATTTCCTTGTGGCAGGTTATTTTTCTTACTATTTGGTTTTTATCCCAAGCCAACCGCATAGGATACGGCAGGTCTATGGCTACCAAATAACCAGCCCCCGCAGGATTGGGAACCCCGAATCTGTTTCTAAAATGGGATACTGTTTTCATATTTACGGATTTTGGTTTTGTTCTTCTTTTCTTTTTCTTTCGGTTTCTTCGGCATCTCTGCGAGCTTTATCATAGATGGACTTATGAAGCTGCCAGCCTTTGGTCAGCGCAAAACCAATCCCAATTCCGATGAAAATAAGCCCTAAGGCATCAAATGTACTACTCATAGCTTTATAAATTTAATTATTACTCCAATCTTTTACTGAACACACAATAAGAATCAATGAACATACTATATACATTATAGTTTTCATTGTTTCAAGCTCCACATCCACCCCCCTCCTATCATAAAGTTCTGTTTTATCAGAAGTACTCATGATTAGAAAGAACAATGCAGCAATTAGACATATCAAATTAATACCATACATTAATCTAAATTTTAAAATATCTTGTTTCTCAAAAATTCCCAGCATAGACCTCCCGCAGCAAATATTACGAAATAAACCCACCAGCTTTCCCTCCGTTCGGTATGCTTGGATTTGGTTTCGGTTTTTGCTTTAGTCTGGGTTTCTTTCTCTTTATCGGTGCTTACAGCAACAGTATCTGTTTTGTAGGTGTCAGTTTTTTTGTTTGACAAATCCTTCTTATTATTAAAATCCAGTTTCCCTGTGGTCTTTCCCTTGACTTCTTTGCCATTGTAGAAAAATGAAAATTCCGCAGGTGTATTCCCGATCGGAGTAATACTAAAACCAGAATCCATACTGATACTGCTGTATTCCTCGTGTTCCCTGGTTTGGGAAATTCCCGTGGAATCTTTTTTCTCTCTTTCAGCTTCGTGAACGCTGATTTCTGACTTCTCTTTTTCTAGGATTGCCTTTCGGCTCCCACAGCTTACCATGGACAATAGCAGACAAGCAAGCAGGAGCCAGAATCCTATTCTGTGGCTGATTTTACTTTTCATCTTTTTTGCTTTTTAGGTCGTCAATATCTCCACTATTGTGGAAGTTTTTTATTTTATCCAAAAGTCCGCTCGGAGGAAATTTCCCCCCAGTAAGAACTGACATGTTCGTAAGTGCAGAAGAACCAGGATAGAGAATAACCATGAGCTGAACCAACACGCTGAAATAACTCTTGAAAAACTCTATCGGTTCCAGAACCTTATTCACAACCGATAAGGTAATAAAGCCCACCAGCAGGATAGATAATTTGGTAATCAATCCTTTCAGATTTTCCTTGAAAGTGAAATCGTTGTGAACTTTCCAATGAACATAACTGCCTAAAACATGGTCTATCGCTAAAACCACGCACAGACAGAACAGGAAAAATTCACTTTCTACATACCATCCACTAATTCGCTCCGTGAGAGTCAGTGCTGCCGCTGGCGCTAGTGACAACTGTGCTGATGCCAACAACTTCTGCGAAAAACTCCCTTTGTATAACAACACCAGGTTGTCCACAATAAATTCTTTTATATTCATATTTTTTAAATTATTATTCTATTTCAACAAAGCTTTTACATACACTTTCACTGGGTCTTCTATTTCTTTTGCTTTCAGCGGAATACCCTTTCTGCCCGTGCTGGTCGTTATCACTTTCAAGCCTTTTATTTCGGTAACTGTTCCATTTCGCTGGATAAATCTAAACTCCAGTATTTCAGCGATACTCTCTATTCTTGGAAGTCTGTAAATCACTCGGTCGTTATCCCCATTAATCTCCACGGGAACTTCTAGCTCATGCGTCCAAGGCAGAACAATGTCTATCATATCATCTGAAACACCAAGCTTGTATTCAGAGATATGCGGTGTCCAATCCGTTGCCTTTGTTCCTTTTTCTATTTTAAAATTTCTAATGTCTACAGCCACTCCCGCTATATCACAGGTGAAAACCGTCCAACCCGTCGAATTTGTAAAACTCTCTTGTTTTATTCTTGTCCATTTATTCGGAGGTATGCTTTGTCCCCAAATTGTAACATTTGA